ACGGGAGATGCATGTGTTTGTCAGGAACGTGGAGCAGTGGACTGATGTGCCCAGCGGTGATCGTGTTCTGGCTGCTGGGTTGTTCCGCCGCAGATATGGCAGGCGAATGGCCTGATCCGCAAGATTCTTGGTGTGTGGCTGTAAGACGGGACGCGCTGAGAATGGTGGTGTCGTCGTTGTTTGTGTGCCAAGGTGTTGCGTACCGGGACAGATCGTGAAAGGGATGGACCGTTGACTGAAGACACCAAGACGCAGACTGATGATCAGGATGTGCAAGAAGATGCTGTTGGACTGCTGGACTCGTTGAGCCAGGAGGACACGGAGGAAGTTCAGGGAGCGGAGAAGAGCGACCAGGGGTCGTCTGATTCCGTTGACGTTGACAAGATTGTCGAGCAGATCGAGACACGCCTTGGCGAGAGATTCGATGCTGTGGCTGACAGGCGAGTGAACGCGATCCTGAAGGAACTCCGGAAGCGCGAGAAGGCTGAACAGGCACCGAAGACGGAACAGGCTGAGAAGGTTGATGCGAGGGCGGCTCGTATGACGTTCAAGGAGTACCTGACCGACGAGGTTCAGTTCATCGGAGTTGAGGAGAGGAAGTTCGCAATGGATTTGGGTTCAGCCCTGATCGGTTCGCGGGTTTCTGTTTCTGATGACGAGGAGACACTGGGCCGTGAGGTGGCTGATGAGGTCGCCACTCAGATGAAGGCGATGAGGCAGTATTACGAGGCACGCACTGTTGATGCGTTGCGTCGTCGTGGTGCGTTGAAGCCTGCTGAGGGCCAGCCGTCCAAGACCCCGGCAACTGTCGGTGGTCAGTCAGAGTGGGCTAAGGGTGCTGCCCTGGCCGAGTCCATGTACAAGAAGTCCTGAAAGAAAGGGGACGCTTATGTCTGGTGGGTTTACGCCCGCTCTTGTCACTGTGTCCGATGGTGTGACCGCTGAGGCTGCGTTCCTCGCCAGTGAGCACGCGATGGTGAAGCGGTCGGGCATCACGCTCGGTTCGTCTCTCGTCTCTGCTGACGGTGATGGCAACAAGATCGTCAAGGCGGGTCAGATTCTCGGCAAGGTGACTGCTACGGGCAAGTATGGTCCGTATGGCGGGAACACGAACGAGGTTCAGTCGGTGACTGTTGACGCTACTGGCGGCACGTTCACTCTGTCCTTCGACGGCGAGACGACTGGTGCGATCGCCGAGAACGCTGCTGCTGCCACTGTGCAGACTGCGCTCCTCGCCCTGTCGAACCTGAACACTGGTGACGTTGCTGTCACTGGTTCTGCTGGTGGCCCGTACACGGTGACCTTCGGTGGCGCATACGCAGGAGCCAACGTTGCTGCGCTGACTGCTGCTGCTGGAAGCCTCACTGGTGGTGCTGGCACCGTTGTGATTGCCACTGATCCCAGTGGTGGTTCCGCCGTCTCGGATGGCCGCGAGGTCGCCGTTGGGATCGCCCTTGAAACGGTGAACCTGAAAGACGGAGATGTCATTTGTGGAATGCTGATCCACGGTTCGGTGCTTGAAGCGCGATGCACCGGAGTAGACGACGCCGCCAAGACTGCACTTTCGCAGATCAGTTTCCAGTAAGGAGCAGTTGAGATGGCACTTTGGGAACTTGACGAGTTCCAGGGACCACGGTTCCTCGGATTCGTCCGTAATGTCCCCGAGCCTGAGGCGTTCTCCGGTCAGCGTTGGCTGCCGAATCAGACGACCTTCGACTTGGAGTTCGAGTACATCAAGGGCGTGAACAACCGTCCGGTGATGGCGCATGTGATGGGTTGGGATTCGGAAGCACCGATCGAGGGCCGTCCGGCTCTTGGTGAGCGTGTGTCCGGTGAACTGCCTCCGATCAAGCGCAAGGCCCGTGTTGGGGAGAAGGAGATCATTCGTTTCCTGTCGCCCCGTGCTGGCACGCCTGACAAGCAGACCGCTATCGACAGTGTGTATGACCTGACTGGCCGTTTGGTTGAGTCGGTTCAGGCGCGCGTTGAGTGGCTGCGTATTCAGGCGCTGTCGGAGAACACGATTGTCTACAACGAAGGCGGTGTTCAGTTCGCATTCGATTACGGCCTGGACAACGACTTCCAGTGGGACTACGACACTGGCCTTGATGGTGATGGTGACGCGACTGGTTCTGGTGGTGTGGGCTGGAATCTGCCTGCTACGTCGAACCCGGTTGACGACCTGACCCGTCAGTGCAACCTGATGGAGACGGAGACTGGCTACCGTCCTGCTGAGATTGTGATGTCGCGGGTGGCGTTGAACTACCTGCTTCAGTCGACGTCGATCAAGGCGCTGATTCGTCCTTCGGGTGCTCCGTCGAACATCCTGTCTCGTGCGGAGTTGGATTCGGTGTTCGCCATGTATGGCCTGCCGTCGATCACTACGTACGACGTTCAGGTTCGTTCGGAGGCTGCGAACGGTTCGACCAGCACTGTCCGTCCACTTGCGGAGAACAAGGCGTTCCTTGTTCCCCAGGGTGGTGTCGGTAGGACACTGTGGGGTCCGACTGCGGAGTCTCGTCCTCTGCTCGGTACGTCGCTCGCCTCGAATGCGCCTGGCATCTATGCCGTGACGTATGGCAAGGAGGAGCCGCCGTCTGAGTGGATCAAGGCTGTTGCGGTTGCGTTCCCGTCGCTGCCTGATGCTCACCTGCTGGGGCAGGCGACTCTCTGGACCGTGTAGGTCTGGTCGGTGCTGTGAATGGCCCGTCTCTGGTGTTGTACTGGAGGCGGGCCGTTCCACGTTTGGAGGCGTTATGGCTAGAGCGTGGCTTCGCGATGATGTGGGCTATGTGGATGATGGTGTGTCGGTTGCCCTTGACGGCGATGGACATGGTGTTCCTGCGTTTCTTGATCCTGATGAGGCGAGTGTGGATGCCGTTGCGACGTCTACTGTTGTCCAGGTCAGGCAGCGTGACTTCGCCGGGTATGACGATGACGGGAACCCGGAGTTCTTGTGGGTGACTGTTGTTGATGGTGATGCGGTGGTGTGGGAGGTTGCGGATGAGGTTGACCAGTTCACGTCGGCTCTGACTGGCATGTGTGTGGTGTTGTATGACGGTGATGTGGTGGTGACTGAGGGGGCTGTTGTGGTGAAGGACGGTGTTCATTGGGATGTGTTGCAGGTGAAGCGTCCTGAGGGCCGGTTGGAGTTCAAGATCAGACGGGTGGCTGCGCTGTGAGTATGAGGGTGACTGCTGGTGGTGCGTGGCCTGGTTGGCTGCGTGGGATGCGGTCGTTCCGTGTTGATGGTGGGCTTCAGGAGTGGGAGAACGTGACGGAGGAGTTCTTTGATGCGACGCAGGAAGTGGTGCATGTGATCACTGGGCAGTTGCGGTCGTCGGGGAAGGCGTCTGTTGAGGCTGATGGGGCGTCGTTTGTGGGGACTGTCGAGTACACGGCTCCGTATGCTGCTGAGGAGTTTGGTCGTGGTGGGCCGCATGATGCGATTCAGCGCGGCTACGAGAATGTGATGGAACGGTTCCCTGAAGCGGTGCAGAGGACTTTGGCTGCTGCTTTGGAAGGAGCGTTTCGCTGATGGAGGTTGAGACTGCTATCCGTAAGTACCTGTTGGCTCAGTCTGGTGTGACTGGGTATGTGGGTGGCCGGGTGTACAAGTTCCAGTTGATGGAGCCTGTTCATGCGACGAGTCACCGGGCGGTGGTGATCAAGCGTGTTGGTCAGTGGGGGACGCCTGATTCGGTGCAGACAAGTGAGTATCCGCTGGTTCAGGTCGAGTGTTGGGCTGATCCTGACCGTGATGCTGATGGCAATGTTCTGGTGATGAACGCTTTGGATAAGGCGTTTGCTGTGCAGCGCACGATTGACCCGTTCTTGCATGGGAAGCGTGGCGTGAAGTTTTCTGATTTGGATGTGGTGTCGACGCAACGGTGGTCGGAGTCGATCATTGTGACGCAGGATGATCAGCATGGGCAGGGAAACATGGGTGATGCGGCGTATGTTGCGACCCGGTATGCCTTGCATGTGGTGCATTGATGCGTGTCCTGTTCCGCTCGTCGTTTGACAGGTGGACTGGGTACGGGAACGACGCGGTGGATATTGCTTGCGCGATGAGTGATCTGGGTGTTGATGTTGTTCCGTGGGCGACTGGGTTGCAGGCTGGGTTGCCGTCGAAGTTCACGCGGTTGTTGGAGAAGTCTCCGTATGAGCAGTACGACGCGGTGTTGCAGTTCGCGCCGCCGTATGAGATTCGCCCTGATGGGTTGGCTGGGTTTGGTGGGAAGACGTATGGGTGGACTATGTGGGAGCGGTCCCGCATGGTGGAGTCAGACTTCGTGGGGGAGAAGTGGGCTGCCGACAAGTGGTCTGGTTTGGATGGGATGTTTGTTACCTGTCCGATGAATGTTGCTGCTTTGCGTGCTGTTGATCAGGTGACTCCGTTCAGTGTCGCTCCGTGTGGTGTTTCCGAGTTCCCGCTGTTGGAGCGGAAGGACAGGCGGATACGGTTTCTGATGGTGGGCATGTTGGCTGGCAGGAAAGACCCGTTCTTGTTGTTGGATGCGTGGCGTGAGTTAAAGCAGGAGGTTCCAGAGTTCGATGCTGAGTTGACTCTGAAGACTGCGTGCCCTGGGTTGCATCCGTCGATCGCTGATGTTTACCCGGATGTGCGGGTGATCAGTGCTGTGTGGCCTCCGGAGATGATGACTGCTTTGTATGGGGAGCACGATGTGATGGTGTCGGTGTCCCGTGGTGAGGGGAACAACAAGCCTGCGATGGAGTTCATGGCGACTGGTGGTCCAGTGATGGCGTCGAACTGGAGTGGGCATCGGAACTGGTTGCATGAGGATTGGGCGTATCCGTTGAGTGGAACGCTGGTGGATTCTGGGCATGGGTGGTCCGATTTCCGTGTCGATAAGGAGCACTTGAAGGAGAGGTTGTTGGAATGTTGGAGGGACAGGCAGCGGGTTCAGGAGAAGGGCAGGATCGCGCGGGGAGTGATGTTGTCTCGGTTCTCGTGGAAGACGGTAGTGGGGAAGGTGCTGATGTCGCTGAACTGAGGTGTCCGGTGAATCCGTCTCGGTTGTTTGCCCGGTTGCGTGGTCCGGTGATTGTCGAGGGGAATCTGACGGTACGGCTGCCACAACGTCCTCTTCAGGAACAGCGAGTTCACCAAGAAGTACCCGCGCTGATCGGCAGGCACATCACCATCCTGCTCAACACCCTTCACCCACATCCCCAACG